GTCAGAACCGGGTCCTTGCCGTGCGCGAAGTTGCCGCCGATGTAGGCGCGCTCAAGCGCCTGCATGGCCGGGTGGTAGGACTTCGGGCCTTGGATGAACTGCACCATTGGCAGGCTGGCGGCATTGAGCCGGTTCACCAGGTCCGATGCGTTCCAAGCGTCGTAGCCGATGGCCGAAGGCTTGAACCGTCCACACGCGGCCAAGATGTCGGCCTCGACCACTTCGTAGTCGCAGACATCGCCCGTGGTCTGCTTGATGTGCCCCGCGGCGACCCAGGCCCCGTAGGGGATGGTCCCGCGCTCGGTCCGCTGCGATACCGCGTGCTGCGGCACCCAGCGCAGGCCCCATGTGTAGTAAACCCCGTCGACCAGCCAGACGATCCGGAACGAGGTCAGGTCGCGCGTGCTCGCCAGGTCCAGCCCGGCCGTACACGGCTTGCCCTCCAGAAACGCGAGGTCCACCGCGCCGCCGCACTTGGCCCAGCGCGAAAGGTCAATCCACGAATCCGCCGAAGCGGCCTCGCGGTTCAGCCGCTTGATCTTGAACTCCGCCATCTTCGACGGCATCGACCGAGCCTCGACCGCCTCCTTCCGGATGGCCGCCAGCAGGTTCGGGTTCACGTCGATCAGCGGGTTGGCCTTGATCCAGGCCGATTCCTCGAACTCGGTGTCGCCGTCGTCCACCGCAAAGAACAGCGCGAGGAAGTGATCGGCCTCGTGGCCGAAGATGCCCTGCAGCAGCTGCTTGGCGAAGTTGCGGATGTCGGCCCAAGGCCCCGGGTTCGGGTAGCCCTCGGTCGTGGTGTATAGCCACAACGGCGAGCGCCTGGCGCCAGCGGCCGAGGTCAGCACGTTCACCAGGTCCGCGGTCTTGTGGGCGTGGATCTCGTCAAGCCCGACATGGGACGGATTCAGACCGTCCTGCGTGCTGGCCTTGGCGTTGATCGGCTTGAAGCTGCCGCCGGTCTCGAACCGGGCGATTGAGCTGGCGAAGCATTCCAGGCCGAACGCCTCCCGGAGGTCCGGGGTCTTTTCGACCATCCGCTTCGCCACGTTGAAGATGATCCGCGCCTGCGAGCCCGTCGTGGCGGCGGAAATGATCTGAGCGCCAGGCTCGTCCTCGCAGCACTCGCAGTACAGCAGGATCGCCGCGGCCAGGGTCGACTTGGCGTTCTTTCGGGCCACCGCGAACAGTGCCGAGGTGAACCGACGTGATCCGTCGTGGTTCCGGAACCCGAACAGCTGCACCACGAAGAACACATGCGATGGGTGCAGCAGGATCTCGGACTGGACCGTCCCGTCCGGATTCAGCCAGGACCCCTCGACGTGAGGCAGCTTCTCGATGAAGTCGCAGGCGTCGTGGGCATTCCACGGCTCGAACACGAACGGGGGCGACTTGGCCTTCGCGCGGTCCAGGTCCTCCCGGAACCGTTTGGCCGCCAGCCGAATCCACTTGCCGTACCGCTTGCCGTCCTTGTCCGCAATCGCCGCGTCGGCATACGCCAGCGCGATGGCTACATAATCACGCGGTCCGCTTGCCGTTCCCTGCGAACCGGTTTCCCTTCTTTTCCTCGCCAAGCGGTTTCACCTTGCCCTGCGCCACTGGCGTCAGGCCGAAGTCATTGATGAGCGCCCGGTACTGCGCGACCATGTGGCCGGTCGGGGACTCACCTGCGGCATACAGCTGAACGATCTTTCCATGTAGGGCACACAGGTGCCCCAACGCCGATACACCCGCCTCCGTCAGCAGCCTGTTGGCCTGCAGAATCCTGGCCAACCGCTCGAACTCCCGGACCGCATGGGCGTTCGGCAGCCAGTCCGGCGCGCAGGGCACCGAATCGGCCAGGGGAAGCTCGACCGCAGCCGACTCGGGCCGGCGACACGGCTGGTCCGTCCCGGACACCACCTTCAGCGATGTGGGCTTGCGGGGGTTGGGCATGGCCTAGAACCTGGTTTGCTGAACTGCATGTGGGAAAGAACCGGTGGGCGTTCGCGGTCCGCTAAGCGTCCGTTTTCGAACAGACCCTCCGCCCCGTGCGCTTTGCAATGCTCAGGCGGCAAATGGGAGGTGGAACTGCCCCAATGACTTCGCGCCCTTCTCAATGTTGCACTGACGGCACGCGCATTGGACGTTGGCCCATATGTGTTCGCCGCCATCGGCTAGCGATTGAACATGGTCTAGCTCAGGGGCGTTCGGCTCGTAGGTGCCGCGCAATTCCTGTGGCGTCTTGACCCCGCAGAGCTTGCATCGCCACTTGTCGCGGCGGAAGACTGCAATCGGGTCGATCCTATCGGCCTTGGCGCCACGCTCTAGCGCTCGCCTCCTGGCCTTATATATCCGCTTGGACCTCTTTTGGCAGGCCGATCCCTTGTTGGCCTTGTTGTTGGCCCTGCGTATAGCGATTACACAGTCACGGCAAAGCTTGACGCGCCTGTCTGACGCTATCACCAGGCATTGGCAGTCTCGGCACTGGAGCCTATGCAGCCTTGGGCGCCACTTGCGCCGAGCAATCCGCCTGAGGGCCTGAACCTCTGCGACCACTATGGGGTTCGGCTTTGGAGCCCATGCCTTGGCCATACGCCTAAGAGCTGCTCGCTCATTAGCAACCCGGACAAGGGCGCCATGGTGGCACTCCCTTGAGCAGTACCTGAAAGCCTCGTCTCCGTGGCTCTTGGTCATTGACTCAAAGCGAGAGGAACACCCGTTACAGTGCCCTGTTCTTAGTCTTGGGCCGTAGACCCGCTTCCCTCGGGTTCTTGCCAATAGCGATAGGCGCTTGCAGTCAGGCGAGCAATAGGCGCTCAGCCTAGACGTGGGGCTGAAATCGTTGGCGCAATGCCTGCATGTAGCGGAGTCAGGCAGCGGCAGCTTGACGTACCTGGGCACGCCCTTGGGGCGGCACGCTCGGCATACCGTCCGTGGCTTGCCTCTGCCTGAAGGCCCTATCAGGACCCCGCATGTTCGGCAGGCCCTGGGCTCAGGCGCCATCTTGATCGCCCGGCACTGGCTGTTGCAATAGAGCCTCGGCCTACCTCTGCCGCGCTGCTCAGGCAATGGGGTGGAACAAGTAAGGCAACCCCTAGCGCAAGCGCCTGGGGTAGTATCCGCCGCAGCCATGCAGCCTCCGACAAGGTTGTAGGGTCAGGGCCGGGCAGGCGTTGGTAGCGCTTGCTCGGCCCGCTTATTCTACATCGGGACGAAACCCTACCGGGTAACCGTCCACACCTATGGGCCGCGGCGCGCGCCTGCCTTCATCGGCCAGAGATTTCAGGCTATGACAGTCGGAACATAGGGACTGCAAATTGCAATCCTCGTCGCTACCGCCTTTCGACACGGGCAGCCGGTGATCGACCTCAGTCGCCTCCGTCACCCTACCCTGCGCCTTGCACACCACGCACAGGTAGCAGTCCCGTTCCAGGATGCGCTGCCTTAGCCTGCGCCAGGGTCTACCGGATAGTCCGGGCCTTGGGGTGTTGCGGTCCCATGCCTTGCCTCGGCTGGGGCGGCGGTCGGTCACTTCGACAGGCAGCGCAGGTGGACGTATCGGTCCTCGCAGACCACGGTCATCCATTCGCTTCCGTCATCCGGAGGGTCGGTTGGGCTTCCGCTCCAAGGGTCCCAAGGGCCGCCATCCACTACGTTCTGCCGCTCCAGAAGCTCAGCCTTCAGTTCATCAAGGCTCTGGGTCGGCCCGAACGTCAGGTCCTCTGGCTTGCCTAGTCCGCTCACTTGCCGTTCTCCTTTGCCTTGGCCGGCCGCTTAAGCAACTCTGCCAGCCGATCCTTGCCTCGCTTGGCCAGCCGGGCTAGGCGCTCTCGGCGTTCCTTGCAGCCGCAGCCCATGGCCTAGCGTGCGCCGGTGTGTATCGTGTGCGCCATGGCCTACAGCTCGCACTGGTCCGGGTTAAGCGGCGGCCTGCCGGGGCCGATGTGCATGTCGTCCGGATAGCCGATCTGCTGCGCCTCGATCCGCACCGGCACAGGCTGCGACCTAGGCTTAGCCAGCTCGGCCATCGTCTCCCTGTGCTGGAACAGCGCCTGGTCCAGCCTGCCGACCGCTCGGCGCAGTAGGTGGCTGGCCTGTTCGGCTTCCATGGTGTGCCGGGCCATGAAGCGGCCGTTGCTGTAGCGGGGGTTCACCGGATGAACTCCCTGTAGCGGCTGTTCAGGTCTGTGATTTCGTAGGGCCTGCGGAGAACCTTGCGCCACAGGCGCCGATACCACGGCTCGTGCTGAATCCTCAGCTCGTCAGCAAACCCGATCAAGACGTTTGGCGGAGAGACGATGCACTGAATCTCGGCTCGCCAGATGTCGTTCGGCTCGCAGGTGAGGATGATCCGGGTGATGCCGCCGACCTCTTGCCCGGTGCTGGTGAACACCTTGGTGCCCTGCGCCTTCGTCGCGCCGTGGCTGCTATCAGCCGGCACGACGATCCGCAGGCACTTCAGGGGGTCGATCTGTT